AATAAAATGAAAGATGGCAGAGATAGATTTTTATATAATTATATGGTGTTTGCTAAAAAAAAATATCCAGATAGATGGCAAGATAAAATTATAGAGGCTGCGAGAAATTATTTTGAATTTGATAGTAAATGGACAGATATAGAAGTCAGTAAAAAAATTAAAAGTTGGAGTAAAGAAACAAAAGGACATACCTGTAGTGATTCTTTGTTAGCACCAGTTTGTGTAAAATCAGAATGTGTAAAAAGAAAATATGGAATAATATCTGACAACAAAACAATGTATCCAAAATTATCTGCGTTACAAAAATTAAATATAAAACCTGTACCAGAATGGTATTTTACTGTTGAAGATGATAAAGGACAAACAAAACAAATACACGCAAAAAACATAGCTAGAATAGAAGGTCAAAAAGAAATGAGACAACTACTAATGGAACAAGCACATTTGGTGCCTCCAACTATAAAAGCAAATGATTTTTATACAATTATAAAAAATTTATTTGAAGATACCAAAATAGAAATACTAGAACCTGCTCAAGGAACTAATCCTACAGACGTTTTAAAAGAACATATAAGAAGATATATTAATGAACCACAAGCAAAAAGATATACTTCATTCAAAAGCGGTAGACCTTTATTAGATGAAGAGTATGCATATTTTGTTTACAATTCTTTTTATGATGATCTTAAAACATTTGAATGGAGAGAGTCTTCTGCAAAAACATCTTTAATGATAAAAAAATTATTTCCCAGCAAAAATCCAGAAGAGCAAGCTAAATTTGATCATACAAAAAGATTTCCTGGAAAAGATTCAAATGGTAAACCATTTCCACCATTAAAAACTTTAAGAATACCATTAAAATATTTTGAGAAAGATGAAGACATTGATGATGACGTTGAGTTTGAAAGTGAGCAAGATATTGTATGATTTATAAATATTTTGGACCACCTGGTACAGGAAAGACTCATAGATTAATTAGTAGAGCAAAAGCATATGCAAGAATAGGAACACCATTACATAAGATAGGTTATTTTGCTTTTAGTAAAAAAGCTGCAGAGGTTGCTCGAAAAAGAATGCCTGCAGAAGAAAAAAATTTACCATATTTTCAAACGTTGCATTCTTTTTGTTTTCATTTTTTAAAAATGAAAGAAGAAGATATTATGCAACCCTTTCACTACGAAGCTTTTGGTAAGGAAATAAACGTAAAAGTAAAATATTCTGACAAATATAATAAAGAAGAAATAACTTATTTAACTTGTGACAACCCTTATTTTCAGATGTTACAAAAATCTGTAAATAGATGTATTAATATCGAAGATGAATATGACTCTGTACAAAAAGATAAAAATATAGATTGGCCTATACTTAGAGATATAAGCAGAAATTTTATAAACTACAAAGATAAAAAACAATTATTTGATTTTAATGATTTGGTAGATTTAACTATACAAAAAAGAAACAGCAAAGATTTTCCAACATTTAAAGCTATATTTATTGATGAAGCACAAGACTTATCACCACTACAATGGAAACTATTTGATGTATTAAAAGAAAAAACAGAGGACATATATCTTGCAGGTGATGATGATCAAGCTATTTTTGCTTGGGCTGGAGCTGACGTAAATAGATTTATAAATCAATCTGCAGACAAAGAGAAAGTATTAATGTATTCAAAAAGAATATCTCGATCAATACAAGAAGAATCACAAAAACCAATTGAAAGAATACTAGGACCAAGAAAAGAAAAGAAATATCATGCAAGAGATTATGAAGGACAAGTAGAAACGATATCAAATATAAATCAAGTAGATTTAACAAAAGGCAGATGGTTAATATTAAGTAGAACTATATCAAGACAATTAAAAATTGGAGAAGAATTAAAAAAGAAAAATTTATATTATCAAACAAACAAAGGTAAAAGTTTTAAAGTTAGTTTATATAATTCAGCTATGCTTTACGATGCATGGTGTAAAAATAAAAAAAGATTAGAGGAGAAAGAAGAAAAACAAATTCAAGAATATTTAGGTGATAATTTATTTAACAGACATTTAAATTGGTATGATCAATTTGTAGAGGCAGATGAAAAAGAAAAATTATACATAAAAAATATGATTGATAATAATGAAAATTTAGATCAAGACGCAAGAATATGGCTTTCTACAATACATGCAGCAAAAGGTGGTGAGGAAGATAATGTAATTTTATGTCTTGATTTAGGTGATAAAATTTTAAAAGCTATAAAGAAAAGTGAAAGTCATCATGATGAGGAGCACAGAGTTTGGTATGTTGCAACCACAAGAGCAAAAAATAATTTATATAAACTAAAAGCAAAAATACAAAGGAGAGGATATAAACTATGAGTAAGGTATGGGACAAACAACATGGAGGATCACATTATCAAAAATATAAAATTCAACCTAGCAAGTTTGTTGTTGAGAATGAGTTGTTATATCCAGAAGGATGTGCTATAAAATATATAATAAGACATCGTGATAAAAATGGAAAGGAAGATATTTTAAAAGCCATACATTTTTTAGAAATGATTATTGAAAGGGATTATGAGAAATAAAACTAAAGAACATATTGATAAAGATATTACAATTAATAAACATAAATTTCGTTTAGAAATATATCCTGCATTAGTATCCTGGGAAATATTTCCAAAAAATTATAAATCTTGCTTATACGCTTTTAGTAATAAGGACAGAATAAATAAAATTATAAAACACAAATACGTATTACAAAAATGATTATACCTCAAACCGAGTGGCTACAACCCATAGAATATCCTGATCTAAGACAATACGAAGAGATTGCAATAGATTTAGAAACAAAAGATCCAGACTTAAAAAAATTAGGCACAGGATCTATCGTAGGTAATGGTGAAATAGTGGGCATAGCAATTGCAGTAGAAGGATATAAAGGGTATTTCCCAATAGCACATGGAGAAGGGCCAAACATGAATAGAAAGAAAACTTTAGAATGGTTTAAAGATATTTGTGAGTGTCCTGCCACAAAAATATTTCACAACGCTATGTATGATGTTTGTTGGATACGTAGTTTAGATATAAAAATTAATGGTTTAATTATAGATACCATGATTGCTTCATCATTGATAGATGAGAATAGATTTTCGTATACATTAAACACCATATCTTGGGCTTATTTAAACAAGGGCAAGAATGAAACAAAACTTATTGAAGCTGCAAAAGAAAGAGGACTGGATCCAAAAGCAGAAATGTGGAAGTTACCAGCTCATGAAGTAGGAGCCTATGCAGAACAAGATGCACAATTAACTCTAGAGCTTTGGCAAAAACTAAAAAAAATAATTATAGAAGATGACTTACAAGATATATTTAATCTTGAGACCGATTTATTTCCTTGTCTGGTTGATATGCGCTTCCTAGGGGTGCGGGTAGACGTGACAAAAGCCAATCAATTGAAAAAAGAATTGGCAATAAAAGAACAAAACCTATTGCAACAAATAGAAAAAGAATCAGGGGTAGAACCTCAAATATGGGCTGCAGCAAGTATTGCTCAAGTTTTCGATAAATTAAATTTGCCATATTCACGAACAGAAAAAACTAATTCTCCTTCTTTTACAAAAAATTTTATTTCTAATCACAGTCATCCTGTAGTTCGTATGATAGCAGAAGCAAGAAAAATAAACAAGGTCAGTACAACATTTATTGATACTATTTTAAAACATGAACACAAAGGTAGAATTCATGCAGATATAAATCAGATTAGATCTGATGATGGTGGTACGGTTACAGGTAGATTTAGTTATTCAAATCCTAATTTACAACAGATTCCAGCACGTGATCCTGATACAGGTCCATTAATTAGATCCTTGTTTTTACCTGAAGAGGGTATGCGATGGGGTTGTTTTGACTACTCGCAACAGGAACCAAGGCTTGTTGCACACTATGCTTTAAAATTTCAATTGCCTTCTGTAAATGATATTGCAGATTCATACGAAAATGATCCATCAACAGACTTTCATAGAATTGTTGCTGACATGGCAAACATACCAAGAAGTCAAGCTAAAACAATTAATTTAGGTTTATTTTATGGTATGGGTAAAGCTAAACTAATGAATGAATTAGATTTAACAAAAGATAAAGCAGAAGAATTATTTTCAAAATATCATAGTAAAGCACCATTTATAAAACAGTTAATGAATAAAGTTATGAATGCTGCACAAAATAAAGGACAAATAAAAACTTTACTTGGTAGACGTTGTAGATTTCCAAAGTATGAACCTATACTACGTGGTAGTGACTGGGGTAAATATGTTCCAGCACAAGATGAAGAACGTATGAAAGAACTACAAGAGATGGGACCTTTTATTTTAGATGAAGAAGGTAAAACTACAAAAGAAAAAAATTATTGGCATAATAATCCAACTAGAAGAGCATTTACATACAAGGCATTAAATAAATTAATTCAAGGTAGTGCTGCTGACATGACTAAAAAAGCAATGTTAGAATTATACAAACAAGGAATATTAGCACACATACAAATACACGATGAATTAGACTTTTCTGTTGCTAATGAATTAGAGGCTGCAAAAATAAAAGATGTGATGGAAAATGCAGTTGACTTAGAAGTGCCTAATAAAGTAGATTATGAATCTGGACCAAACTGGGGTGAAATAAAATAATGTACTATGTCTTATTTAAATGCTAACATACCGCCGATTTACTGTAAGATAAGAAGGGAATATTTATATGATCTTAAAAAACATAAAGGAGAGTCTGTTGACTGTGTTGTCTTTGGCATTGCTTCTATTTCAGGGCGTGCAATATTGTTTCACTGTATGCTTCCGAACGGTGCGGTCTTTTATAGATTACCAATTAGTGCGTTTTTTCAAAAAGAATTCGAACGACGTAAAGTGCCAGATATGCGAGTGGATGAGTTACAACTGTGGAACTGTTTTAGTTATTGGCCTAGTGTTCATTGTTTTGATTGGTTGGCTGGTGTAAATGGTAAATTTATTGGAAAAGATAAAAAATTTTATCATGGAGAATATCTTTTTACACTTGACTGGGCTCATCCAGAGACTAATATACTAAACACGGAACACTCAGAGATTCCGCAGGAGCACAAATGTGCACACATATTGGCATTAAAAAATGGCAACTATGCAGCTCAGCCAAACAATAGAATCATTTGGCACGTTAACAGCTACACAACAGAGAATGATTGGCCGGATTATAAGGTCCAAACTACGTACTGGGATGTAGAGGGAGATGACTGGGTTACTGAAGATTCTGATAAAATGTTTTATAATATTGAGGATAAAAAATGATTTGTGATTATTGTGGACATCCACATAGAGGTCTATTAAAATGCGCTGTTGTAGATTGCGATTGTGATCTAACAGTTTTAGTAGTAGGGGAGGATAATATGTTAAAAAAAATTTGGAAAAAAATTAAAAGCTGGTTAGGGCTAGTATAATTTATGGAGATAGCCAGGATGAACTATTATGCTACAGGTTTGTTAATTATAATGTTAGTCATTCTGGCTCTCTGTGGAGGCCCACATGTCCAATAAAAAACCATTAAACATATCTGAAGAAGCAGCTGTGCAAATGCCGATGAAGACGGTTGCCTCTTTGATTATAATCGTAGCACTCGGCACTATGGGTTATTTTCAAATGGTAGAACGTCTTAACCAACACTCAACAAGATTAGAGTTAATGGAAAAAGATCTAACAGAAAATACAGATTTTAGAATAAAATGGCCACGGGGCCAACTTGGATCACTTCCTGCGGACTCGGAACAATTTATGATGATCGAAGATCTTTATAAAACCACTGACAAGTTAAACAAGCATATTGAAAATATGGCACTAAACAAAGTTAACATAGAATTTTTACGTAAACAAATGGATAAGGTATTAGTAGATATTGAAAAATTAAAAGATGCCAACAGAGAGATGAAATATACAAACGGTAGTGGACAATGATAGAGGCTGTAATAGGATTACTTATGTTTGTAAACGGAGAAATTAAAGAGGCACGTTTGCAACCCTCGATGGCAATCTGCTTACGTGGCAAGCGTGAAGCAGAAAGGACCTTTTCTGAATCAGTTACATATAAATGTTGGAAAGGCACAGCAGAATTAGAAGATAATATAGATGGCTCAAAGTCGATCAAAAAACTCATCATTAACTAATCTAAAAAAAATTAATAAATTTGCACAAATGCTTAGAGATGCAAGGTTTAGACAACTTGTAATTAAAAACAAAAAAAGATATACTAGGAAAAATAAAAAGGAAGAATATGATTATTAATAATGAAGTAAAATTTATGCACATACCACGTACAGGTGGTAGATATTTATCTTATTTATTTAAATACAATGGACATTTTTGTTACGGAGATAATTTTGTAATTAAACATAACAATATTGATTTACCACATTTAACAGCTCTTGAGTCCAGAAATTTTTACATAGGATCAATATTTAAAAAATTTACCATAGTAAGAAATCCTTTAAATAGATTTATATCATGTTTAAAAAATGATTCGGCAAATAATAATGAAGGAATAAAATATATGTTTAAAAATGAAAAAAATTTTATTTTAACAATAGATAGTTTTAGACAACAAAAAGCTAACAATAATTGGTTTGAACCTCAAATTAACTTTATTGATAAAGATACAAAAATATGGAGATTTGAAGATGGTTTAGGCGTTGAATTTTTTAAATTTATAAAAGACAATTTTAACATTGAATTAGATCCTAACAAAGAATATGATACAGAAGAATTTACAAACAAAAGTGTTTATACAAACACTGTTGAATTAAACGAGGAACAAAAACAATATATAAAAAATTATTATTTTTTAGATTACAAAATTTTTAACTATGAATCTTAGTCGTAACTTCACTCTCTCAGAGCTTACTAAAAGCGACACTGCTATACGTAAGGGGATTAATAATAACCCTAACGCAGAGCAAATAGAAAAATTAAAAGCACTATGTGAAAATATTCTTCAACCGGTCCGGGACCATTTTGGCAGGGTCAAGGTGACGAGCGGGTTCCGTAGCGTAGAATTATGCATGGCCATTGGTAGTTCTGCAAATTCACAGCATGCCAAAGCTGAAGCCGCAGACTTCGAATGTATTGGAGTTGATAATGTAGAACTTTTCGATTGGATTAAATCTAACCTTCGACCAGATCAGCTTATCCTCGAGTTCTACACTCCAGGTGAACCTAACAGCGGATGGATTCATGCAAGTTGGGTTGAAGGAACACCAAGAGCATCATTTTTACATGCGTTTAGAGAAGGTAACAAAACAAAATACAAACCTATAATGGGAAAGGCTAGAGATTTATTTTAATATGAGCGTGATAGATAAGAAAGCAATGAAAGCATTTAGAAATATAGATACAGTACATGGACACTGTGAAGAGTGTGAAGAAGATGTTATTTTAGTTGCAATAGTGTCAGATTATTATAGATGTACAAACTGTGGATATGATACAAGGCAGCATATAAATGGTAGAATAAGATACATGCAACTATCAGAAAGTGATAAAGAATTTATAAAAAAACATGATAACCAAAATCAATACTGACATTCCAAAACAAACCAATCAAAGAATTTTAGATATATTATTTGATTTAAATGGTTGGAATTTTGCAACTGATGATCGTTTTAAAATTAATTTAAACACACTAGATTCTGGTTTTTCATTTATAAGTTATAGTCAATATCAAAATCATAAACCACATGAAGTATTAAACGCATATGCAGGTTTTATATTTGATATGGTTAGAGAAAAAAGTTTAATTAAATTTAAAGAAGTGGATAGATTTTATTGGAATTGGTATCATCCAAATAGTAAAGGCACTAAATTTCACATAGATGATACAGATGACAATTACTATTCTATAATATATAATCTACATACAAATGATGGTGGCACTAAATTTAAAATAAATGATGAAATAAAGTTTGAAGAATCTATAGAATCAGAAGCAATAGTTTTTCCTAGTAAGATATTACACACAGGGGTTGCTCCAACAAAAAGTTTACACAGATTTTCTTTGAACATAATAACTAAAATATGAAACAAGATAAAAGAATAGAATATCATTTTTTTCACTGGGGTCCTTTTCTATATAAAACAATTTTACCAAAGGAAGAGTTAGATCAAATAGTAAAATTATGTAGTAAAAAGGGAAAAGATTATAGAAATAATTTAGCTGGAATAATAAGACATGAACATGAAATAGATCGTAAAAAAATATTTCCAATATTAGCTCCATATTTTCAAAGTTATATGCAAGCTTTTAATCAACACTTTGGTCATAGCACTGTTTTTGATAATGTTAAAGAATTAGAACTTAAATCTGCTTGGGTTAATTATATGGTTAAGGGTGAGTGTAATCCCATGCATACACATGATGATGATTTATCTTTTGTATTATTTTCACAGATTCCAAAAGGTTTACCAAAAGAATATGAAGACCATCGTGGAAATACAAAACCTGGGGCAATAAATTTTATATATACATTACAAAACAACCCGCATTTACTTAATCAACATTCTTTTTTTCCAGTAGTAGGAGAGATGTTTATTTTTCCTGCAAGTTTAAATCATTACGTAAATCCTTTTAAAGCTGAAGGAGAGAGAATATCTATATCAGGTAATATTAAATTAATAAATTACCCAAAAAAAGAAAATGGCTAAAAGAAGTTTTAAATTATTTGTTCCAAGACCAAAACCTCGTAAGCGTCCTAGACGACATACAAAGTCATTAAATAAACATAAAAAAAGACAGATGAAACCATACAATCGTCAAGGTAGACCACAGTGAAAGATAGTCTTATTGTTATTGATAATTTTTTTAACAAAGAACAATTAAAAATTTTACAAGATGGATTATCGACATTTCCTTTACGTCCACAAAAAACTATGAAAGGTGATTCTTATGGTTTTGCATCTCCTGTCATACATGAGGATGAGGATACAAAATGGATATTTGATACAGTAAAAGAAAAAATACCATTTATAAAAAATTTAAAAACAACAGATGCTTCTTATCGTTTAAGACACAATAATAAAATAGTATTACCACACGTCGATGAGTATGATTATATATTCATGTGTTACTTAAAAGGTGAAGAGTTATTACATAACGGAACTGGTCTTTATAATAAGTCTAAAAAATTAGATAGATATGTTGGGTTTGTAGAAAATAGAGCTATATTTTTTGATGCTAAAACTTTTCATACAGATCTACAAGCATTAGGACCAAGTTCTAAAAGATGGAGTTTAAATATATTTTATGATGACTAGACTAGATGAACTAGCTAATTTATGGAATAAGACACGAGACGAAAAATACCGCGTAGAATGGTACCAGCTGATAAAGAGGCAGGCTTCTCGTCTTGAATCGCAGGCTTTGGCAAAGGAACAATCTTTTTCTCACAAGAAAACCTTGGGTAAAGACCTAAAGAAACAACCTCTTTTTCCGTAAATTGTCCTAAGTACAATATATCGTAAGATTCAGATAAGCCTGCTCTGACACAATTATAATATCCTTCTTGTTCTTTTGGATAGTCTTTGTGCACAAAACAATCACCAGATACTGAAGAACATATTAATATTGTTAATAAAAATTTCATTGACAACCCTTGTAAAAAGATATAATTATCCTATATAGTTATTTGTAATAAATGAAAGGATACAGTAATGACTGACATAAGTAAATACAAATCGGTTGCACTATCACATAATAGTTGTGACAAGTTGGATAAGATCAGAAAAGTGATCGTACCTGACGCAGTTGTGTCTAGAGCAAAAACTTTAGATATATTAATTAACGAGAAAGCGAGGAAATTAAATGGGAAGTTTGGGTCTAAAAGCACTAAGTGAGTTTGATCAATTTAACCCTGTCAGAAATCTTTGGAGAAATGTTTTAATTGTTTCTATTGAAGATGCAATCAAAGTTGCAAATGCAATTAGAAGATTTCCTGACTTTTATGGCTCAAGACGTTTTCATGAATTAGATTACGTAATGTTGCCTAACAGTGATTTTAGAGCTGTGTGTGAATATGCAGAATTAGATCACAACATGTTGAGAAATAAGATAATTTCAATCATAGAAAGGATAAAAGATGGCGAAGGACATATGCCCGAGATGCAAAGGAAATGGCTACATATGGGTCAAAAAGGAACCAAAGTACCCGGAAAAAGAAGAAGTCATAGTAGTGCAGTGTACTATGTGTAACAGTGAAGGAGAAGTAGAAAATGTTGAGAAACCAAAATCAAATTGATAGTTTGAAAAAAGTAAATGCAGTTCAACGTATAGTTCAAAGAAACTCATCTATCTATACTAAAGATCTTGTAGGAAGTCTTATTGAAAAAATAAGAATGTTACAAAAACAAAAAAAATTCTTACAAACTAAATTAAGAGAGGCATGTAGTGATAAAAGGAGATAGTGAAGAATATAAGCTACTAGCCAAGTGGGTAGATCAAATGAAACCACGAGATTTTTATCTTACACTAGAGTTAGGAGTTAGAGAAGGTGGTGGTAGTATGGTAATAACTAATATTTTAAAAGCTAGAAATAAAAATTATTATCATATTGGTATAGATCCATATGGTGATCTTGAATACAAACATATGGATGAACAAAACAAAATTAAGATAGACAAAGATGGTAATAAAACTATGTCATATTGGACAGATTTTTCAGGCAAGCCTTTGTTAAATGAAGACGGAACACCTAAAGTGCCTACATATCCTAACACAATGAAACAAAATTTTTTAAGCAGTTTTCCATCTCATGAAAATTTTAGTTTGTTTCAATTAGAAGATACAGAATATTTTAATGCATTTGGTGGTGGGGTGCCTATTTATCGTAATGGTAAAAAAGAAATTATAAACTGTTATGACTTTGTGCATTTTGATGGACCACATACTACAGAAAAAGTTTTAGAAGAGTCTATGTTTTTTGCACCACGATCCAGGGTTGGCACACGATTTGTATTTGATGATCATGACACTTACGAGATGAGTAAAATTGCATACGTTCTTATACATTTTGGTTTTAGAACTACAGAAATGGGTGACACAAAATGTATGTTAGAGAAGGTTGAATGAAGAAAGAATGCACAAAGTGTGGTCTTCTTAAACCTAAAGACCAATATAATAAAAATGGTAAAAGAAATGGTGTAGTAAGATACAAAGGTCATTGTAAACAATGTGAAGCTGATTACAAAAGTTTATTACCTGTATTTATAAGTGGTAAATATCATAAAATATTAGACAGATATAAAAGAAATAAAAGACCAGAATTACAAATTCATATGACTAAAGAAGAATTTATTATTGAAATTAATGAACAATTACAATGGTCCGCTTTCAGATGCCCTATTACAGACTTACCATTAACCCATAAACAAGATAAATATACTGATACAAATTTTAGTATTGATAGAATAGATCCTAAAAAAGGTTATACCAAAGATAATATAATGGTCACTTCATTGTTATGGAATCAGATGAAAAGTAATAATGAATTACAGTACATGATCCGTTTTTGTATAATGATGAGAGCAAGACAAAAGGATCTGTATAAAAAATTATATAAAGAATCATTTGATCATTTTTTTAATCAGAGTAAAAGGAGTAAAAAATTTATAAACATGATACAGGAGTTTGAAAAAGATGCAGTGGAACAAAAAATTTGATTACCCTAAGACAGTAAGAGAAGCAATTGAAGGCGAACGTCATTATAGTATTAACAACGAAAAACTACCCTCAGTAACTACTATATTACAAGCTACACAATCTGACGAAAAAAAGGAAAGTCTGGCAAAATGGAAGCAAAATGTAGGTGAAAATAAGGCAGAGGCTATAAAGAATGAAGCTGCAAATAGAGGTAGTATAATGCACCATATCATAGAAAGCTATTTGCTGGGCCAAAGACACGCTGATTTAAGCGATCTAGGACAACAGGCAGGGGTAATGGCCCAAACTATCTACAATGAGGGTCTGAAGGGATATATGGAAGAAATATGGGGTTCTGAGGTAACTTTACATTATCCTGAGCTATACGCTGGAGCCACTGATTTGTGTGGAATTTACGAGAATCGGGAGTCTATCATAGATTTTAAACAAAGCAATAAACCTAAGAAAAAAGAATGGATTGACGATTATTTTACTCAGCTAGCAGCATATGCCATGGCTCATAACTGTGTTTATAATACTAAAATTAATCAGGGTGTTATTTTAATGTGTACGAAAGATAATTATTTTCAAAAATTTGTGATTCATGGACCCGAATTTGATAGATATACGTGGAAATGGCTAAGAAGAGTGTCAGATTACTACGAGAATAAGGCCTCATGAACCAAGAATCAGGGTTTGTAACGCCCTTAATATATATTTTACTTTTTTTAGTAAAATTTTTTTTGAAAAAAGATAAAAATATACGTTACATCGTTACATTTTAATATGAACAGTAAAAAAGATAGTAATATCAACAGTTTTTTAAGCTTCAAATGTAGTAAAACATACGTTACATTGACGTTACATAACGTTACAATACCCAATTTAAAGAACTTTTTTTATATTATTTTATATAGTATAAAATATATTTTTAGTATTAAGGAATATGAAAAGAAAAATCCCTAGAAAATCCAGACGCATAAACAGCTATACAAAGCCTAAAACTGTAAAAGAACAGGTTAAGTTTCCATATCAACGTGTACGAATAGACTGGATTGATATCATCACTGAAGGCGGCTGGGGTTCTGAAACAGAATTTAAAAATATGAAATTAGCAACACCTGTAAGTGAAGGTTGGTTATTTAGTAAAGATGATGAGACCGTAAGAATTTTTGCAGGATATGATGTAGAGCCCGATGGTTCTATTCATTTTTCTGAACGTTCAGTTTTTCCAACTTCTTGTGTGAAGAAGATAACTAAGATTCACTAAGTGATAAAAATAATTGATAATTTTTTTGATGAAGAACAATTTAAAAGAATTCAAAATCACATATTAAGATTACCATTTACACCTAGATATTATCCAGATGAACCTCAAGGTAAAGAGAGTTATTATGGTGCTAGATTTAATTTTTCACAAGATTCAGATTTATTAAAATTTTTTGTAGATCAAGCTGAGAATAAATTTAAAATAAAAATAAAAGATACTCATGAAGATTCTGGTGTAGATATAAGAAATTTAGATCATTTTAAACCTCACAATGATGACAAGATGGGTATTGCAAATATATTAGTTATGTTGAAAGGACCTAGAGCTGTTACTAACGGCACAGTTTTTTATACAGATAAAGAATTAGATATGCACATTGGATTTAAAGAAAATAGATCTATTATGTTTCCATCTGATTGGTATCATTCTAGTCATGCTAGTAATGTTCCAAATTTAAGACGATACACTGCAACTATTTTTGTAAAAGATTATGATTCAGTTTGATGCTTCTTACTTTGTGGCTCTTTTTCTTTTGACACTTTTTCTTTCAGGTCTTCAATTGCTACACCTTCTAGGATGGGGGAGTAATCATCGATTATGGTTTTCATTCGTTGCTCTAACTCTTCTGTTGATAAGTCTTCTAATTTACCAGTTCTTATTATCTTCTGCTCAATATATAGACCCGCCGCTTTACCACGGGCTACTTCAGCGTTCACTGCAGCTGACCAAGCTTTTTTATCTCTAGCCTCGTCTCTTAGTTTTGCTAATTCTGATATGTGACTAGCAAATGTAACCTCGTATTGTTTTTGCCATTCATCACGTAGTTCACCTATGTATTGCACTACGAGTGGATATAGTTTTGGATTTTGTAATTTACTTGCAGCCTGTCTTGCTGAGTCTTTTGCATAACCGGCCTCTATTGCACATTGTGTGGCAGTCTTTCTGCCTTGTTCTGCGATTAATAGATTTGCAAATTTTATCTGCTGTTCTGTTAATTTTTTTGGTAAACCCATGTTTGACTTTTAACACAACAATGATATAAACGCAACTATTGTAAGGTAAAAAGACATGAAAACAATTTCATTAGAAAATGTAATATCATCAAAAGAATTATTTTTTATGTACAGAGAAATAATTTCTACATCTATGTGGTCGGTCACAGGCTTGTCTGATTTTAGAGATGAACAT